TTTTAGATATTCTGAATAGTTTGTAAGTCCGTCAATCTATGTGGTGGGATTATCTGTTTATGGTACTATAAAGATAGTAATTCCATAAGTAGGGAACTAATGATAAGACCACGATTCAGAAGTATTAAGTAGGCAGGGAAACCTCTCACATTTCCCTGCTTCTTGTCAATCCTCCTTGTCATGTTCAAAACATAGGACTAAGTGTATAATTCCATTCTCATTCTTGAAAGCTATTCTTGGATTATTAACTTCCTTATATGTAATGGAAGTTATAATAATGGGGAACAGTTCATTCTCATTATAAAGTTTGAGGCTATTTGCAATATATTCATTAGAACTATATTCTGGGAGAATGAAACTGAACAGATAGAGCTTGACATCATTGTATTGCTGCATTTTAGCTCTTAGTATTTCTTGCTTAGCAATTATTGCTTCGTAGATAGTGCTTAGATATAAGCTGGATTGTATGATATATGGATTCATTGTTTTATTATTTAATTGGTTAAGAATTAAGCCCACCTGTCAGATGGGCTTTGCTGTTGGTGCTTTATGCTTCCAGAGCTTCTTTCAATATCTTAATGAAGTCATTCTCTGATTTAACCTCTTTCCACTTATCTTCTTTGTAGTTCTTGTATTTTAGATTGTCAAGAGCTTTAAATGCCTGTTCTTCACTTATAGATATGGCATGACTGTTGAAGCCTTTGATGAAGTAACGCTTAGTGATGAAAGAAACATCCATCTTGGCTGCTTTGCATAAGTTGATGAACTTGTTTCCTCTTTCAATGTCAACCTTTGCATCTTTGGGAAGTATAAATTCTTCTCCTTGTAACACATTGTTTACCTGTTTGTCAGATAGACTTTTACCTGTGTAAATCAACATAGCTGTGGTTGGATTGAACCCTTCGTTCAGCAATTTTGCTACATTTTGGAATAGTTCATCATTAGAAGTCAAAGAAGCTACAACTAATCTGTCTTTTTTATCCCAACTGCTGCCTACATTATTAATATCAACCAAGTATTCACCAACATTCTCAATATCCCTTACGTGAACATTTGGAATCATATTCTGATATTTCCCTGTTGCAATCAGTTTGGCGAATGCTGTACTTCTATGCTGACCGTCAAGAATAACAAAGTAGTCTTTGGCTTCTTCCTTAGTCAGTTCCTTTCCGTTGATGTCCGTTACAGTATAACCTGCTTCAATCAGTTTGGACGCTTCCATTACAATAATAGGGAAAGCCTTGTCATATTTATTGGCGGCTATCAAGGCTATAAAACCGTCCACTTTCTTAGAGTTTACAGGTCTGTTGTTTTTTACAAATGCTATCTTCTTCTGTTGTTCCGTTCTTGCACCTGTTTCATCATCCACTACAGAGAATGTGAAAGAACTGTTGACAGCTTTCTCCTTAGAGATTCTTTCAAACTCTTTTGCCTGTTCCATTTGGGTTTTGGCTTCATCAACGACTTTCTGTTGTGCTGCTATTACAGCTTCGTTTCTGTTACCTTTTATAAGGCGGTTCAATTCTTTCTCTTCCTGCTCAAAGACTTTAGTCAGTTCTTCTATGTTACCCATAATTGTGTTATTTGATTCTACACTATTATTTACCATCTCTACTGAATTAACATTTGAAGTTGTCATAATTATTTCTTTTAAATTGTGATTAATAATGTTCTGTGTAACCCTCAAACCTATGTACACTTGGTTATCTGATTACGCTGCAAAACTACTTGCTTCTGGGCTGATTAAAAGAGAGAAATTAATGAGTGGTTTTACTTTCCCTCTTAATTGGTAGCTCGTCCGCTATCGTTTTGACGGTGCAAAGATGGGATATAATGGCAGGATTAAAAGAGAGAAAAAAAGTCCTGCTTTCATGTACCCTCTTAATGGTATGAAGCAGGACTGTATTAATTATCAGAAGTTTATTAGAAATATATGCTGTTCGCAGTATCAATTCTCTTGTCTTTATATTGCTTGATGTAACCTTTTAGGACATCTTCATCATCTGAGAATTTACTATGTTTAGATAGCTTTGTGAAGTAGATAAGCCTTGATATGAGCAATGTCTTACTAAGTGATATGGTGCTTCCTTTCTTCTGTCTGACATTAAACTGCTTGTTATATGGCTCTAAATTGAAGAAGTCATTGAACATCTTATAGAACAGCCATATCTGAACGGACTCCTTTTCTTCTGCATGGGTGCTTATGCTGACTTGTTGGCTCTGCATCCAAGGGTGTTCCTCTATCTCCTTTAGGTTATTGATGATGGCAGTAGCCAAGTAGCCTATTGCATTGGTATTATCAATTACAATCTGATGCTTGCCCTCTACCTTTACAGATATAGTGATAGGTTTCTTAAAACTTACTCCAAATTGGTTAATCTCCTTATGGTTGTCAGCTATGGCTTTGGCGAATTTGGTGAGCTGTTCTATTCCAATGCCTGTAGCTTTCATTCCATCCAAGTACGTTCCACAAGTATAGTCAAAGATGAACAGGAGCAGAAACCAAAACTTATCTATATCAACTCCCAAACCTTTCAATGTATTCTGTATGTCCTCATTAGCTATATAATCTTCGTTTGTGAAGTTGCCATATAGTTTATTCTGATTGTATCTCCTTATGAATAGAGGTAAGGCGGTAGTGCCGCAGACGTATCTTTCTCCTGTGGCTGGGTCTATATCTATGTCTGGAACATATTTAACGGCTATGGCTTCCATGTATTCCAAACGGGTATCAATGCTTATGTAATCTTCCTTTAGCTTCTCCATAATTATTAGTTTAAGGCAAAATTAAAAAATAATCCCCACCTGCATTGCTACAAGTGGGGAATTTGTGGGTAGGATATGCTTTAGTAATCAGAATTTCCTGTAAACGTATCCATAAGTTTATCCATCTGCTCACCAATGCACTTGTCTATTAGCTTTGCATAATGGGCAGTCATTCGTGTATTGGTATGTCCTAACATCTTAGAAACAACTTCCAGAGATATGTTATTGGCTAAAGTAACTGTACTTGCAAATGTATGCCTACTTGTGTGGAAGCAAATTCGTTTATTGATTCCACAGAGTATAGCTATATCCTTTAGATATTTGTTGATGTCCGCAGGGTCTTGAATAGGGAGTAGTTTCTCTCCACCTTTGTACTTATCCAATATCAGTTTGGCGATAGGGAGTAGGGGGATTCGTGATAGAACTCCTGTTTTAACTCTACGCTTCTTTATCCATATTCTGCCTGCACTGTCTTTCTCAAAGTGCTCTGGTGTCAAGGTCTTAATATCAATGTAGCTAAGCCCAGTGAAGCACCCAAAGAGGAACATATCTTTAGCACGCTCCAATCGTGGCAGGGGAGTATCAAAGTTGATAATCTTCCTCAATTCTTCTTCATCCAAGAAATCAATATCCACAGGTTCACGTTCCACCTTATAAGTAGAGAATGGATTGAACGCCATATAGGAGTTGGCTACTGATAGATTGATAATCTTCTTCAATAGCTTTAAATGTTTAGTGGATGAGTTCTGTGCCATGCCCTTATCAATTCTTAGAAATGAATGAAATGATTGGATGAAGTTTAGATTCAGTTCACGTAAGTATAAATCTTCCCGTTTGTACTTCTGATGAACAAATTCCCTTAATAATCTGATGGTATAGACAGACACCCAATGAGTAGCTTTAGAAACTCCATTGTCTATCAACTTCTCTTGCTCTTGATTATGTTCTTCAAAGACTTCAAACAGACTTCTCTCTTTAATGGATTCTATTTTATCAAAGTAGGCATCACGCAATAGGTCTGCTGTGATTATAAAACCTCTGTCTAACAGTTCAGCTTCTTTCTGATATAGTTTAGCTTTAATAGCTTTTAAGTAGTTGTTTAGACTTTGGGCTTCTTCATCCTTACCCTTTACTTGTTGCTTGTTCTTGTCCCAATTACAAGATTTAACTTTCTTGCCTGTGGAGAATGCACATCGTTCTCCATTCACTGTGAGTACAACCTCTATTGAAGTTGTACCATCTTTCCTAACTCTGCTATCTCTTATGAAGAATAGTATAGCAAATGAACTTCTTACCATTGTTTAATCATTTAAAATTAGACATTTGGAAGTCCTTTAATATGATATATCTACCTGTTAGTTAGGTGGATAAGTGAAATCTTGTGTGCAGTTTGATAAAAACATGAAATTGCACACAAATTGCACACAGAATAGCTTCAATTTAGCCTACTTTTAAAGATAATCAGCCACGTTTACCCTTAG